TAATAAAAGGTAAGCCTTTTAGTGTCATGCTCAGGACGTTTGGTTTCAGTTATGCAGACAACAAAGTCTCGCCAGTATTGATAAGCTCACGACCTCTACGGATGTGGTCTAGTCGAGCGTTTAGTATGGATAGGTGATCCAAGGCATCTGCCTTTTGTATGGCACCTGCTCCTAGCTCTGACGAACGCCAGATTGCAGAGCGATCCTTGGAGGTGTTACGATCACCGTGAGTGAGTAGCTCAGTAACTCCGTTAAACATGTCGTATGCTGTTCGCCCTTGGTTACCTGTACCACCGACAGCAAGCCGACGAGCCTCGTGAGCCTTGTTACTACTTACAGTAGACAGCTTGTTAGACTTGTTGAAGAACGAAGTAGCCCAAGCAATCATGTCATTATATGACATAGACGTCTCGGCAGTATAGTTGAGTTTCTGGTAAGCAACCCTACGGTTGTCGAACATGTCCTCAAGGTGTTGCATGACGTTCTCGAAACGTATGTCTGCATTCCTTGTGTGACGAACCTTAAGCTTGAAAGCTTTGCCTCCCTGCTTTTTAGCCAGACGGAACGTATTCTGGCAGATCATACGGACACTAGTGTCGAACATCTCGAAGGCAGAACTGCCATCGTGTGAGCTGTAGAACGTAACGTAGTTATCGAACTTGTCACCGTTGACTGTAAAGTCAGCGTCCTTGACCTCGGTCTGGATGAACACACGACCACCGTCATGAGTGTATCCACCACCCACAACTTCGTGATTGGTGCCTTCAAGCGACCGATGCAAAGCATCCCAGATACGAGTGTTCTGGATTGGCTCGTAGCCAGAACCAACAACTCCTATGGATTTGTTAGTGTCTGAGCGATTGATGCTGACGTGAGTGTCAATAGGTAGAGGATACTTGCCCTCTAGCAGAGCTACCATAGGAGTCTTTTGAACGTCCCAGTTAAGACCGATGTCATCAACAGAGTTGATAGAGTCAGCGATCTTGTTAGACCAGCTGTTGCGCTGGGTGTTTACGATGTATGTATCTTGGTTCATATGCAGTATGATTATGTGTGTTTTGAGATGGACTAGCTGTCTGCATCGTCCTTGAGAGCTTTAATAATAACATCCTTGTCAAGCCCCTTGGGGCTGTCGGATGGGATAGCCTTGTCGATCTTGTTGAGTAGAGTCTCTACGAGGTCGGCATGGTATGGGTCTTTGCGTTTGAGCAAGCGATTGAGTTGCTTGCAGGTGGATAGGATTTGATTGAGCATGAGGATTAAGGGTTAAGCACCACACCAGACGTAGCATAGAAGAACTACGGTAGTAAAACTGATGTGGTGCAATAACACAATGAAACGGCAATAGTTGCCACCTTACTTTTGTCTTTGATGAGCTACGCAGACTATACGTATGTGATTGTGTATCCGAGAAGCTTCAAAGCTCCGATGTTACGTTCCGTAACTGTTTTCTGTCCCGTTAAAATCGAGATGGCTTTGGCTTGATCCTTGTCTACTACGTAGTATAGCTCGTTGCCATAGACTTCTCGCTTGCGGAGTGTGATGGTGTTTCGCATTTGCATAATGGTGTGTTGGTTTGCGTGATTATTAGATGAAACATTTTTCGGCATCAACCGTGCCGCTGTTTTTTACGTAGTAAGGTCTGAAACCAAGTTGAAGTAACCCTCTTATCTGCGTAGCAGTTATAGTAACAGTCTGTTTAGTAATTTTATTACTATCACCTTCGTAGTACTCTAAAACTGTATTGCCTGTAAGACACGCTAATCCATCCAGCGTCTTACTGTCGTATGGATGATGTGTCAGAAGATTACCGTCATTATCGTAAGCAAAACCTTTAGTATAAGTATACTGAGTTTTACCGTTACCTTGTATGTTTTTCTCGAATTGTATTTCCATAATTATGTGTATTGGTTAGTGTAGCTGATGGACTCATCAGTGACGTAGTAAACGCCAGACCCATTTCTGGGTTTCGTCCTTACTCTAGCATACTTGTCAAGTGCCCTTATCTGCCCCATGCAGACTTGATTGCAACCCATATAGTTGCTTGGTATCTGTAGCCAATCATGCCAGCTGAACAGTCCACAGTTAGAGCCTCTAACCTACGGTACTGCTTTGCAGTAACACTGTCTACAGTTGGAACAATGCCGTCCTCTGGACTGCACAGGCAAGCTCTGATGTGCCACTTGTCGATTGTGATGTGATCCTCAGATAGGTAGCCACAGTTCATTGCAAATGAATGAGTCTTAGGTGACTGCGCTGTGATTTGTTTACCTTCGTATAGAATACGAAAAGCCTTTTCTTTGTTAGCATTGTAAGTGCAAACACTTACTGAATCAGCTTTCTTGCCTTGCTTGTAAGCATGGATACAATTCTTTGTATCAATCTTGTTGCGATCCCATTTGTTATTTGGTGATAGTGCTGAAAGCACACTGGCAACGATGTAAGGATCGACTCGATAGGTTGAGCCTAGTTCTCTGCAGAACTCCTGTGCATCTGCATACCATGCTCCGCCAGCTATGACATCTTCGTTAGTTGCTGTAGCAAACCATGAATGCAGATTCTTTTTGATAGTTGCGTCACTGGTAGTGACAACGGACAGTTTTTCGGTTGATTGCATAATTGTGTGAGTTGAATTTTGGGCAGAGTTGCCACTTTACTTTTGTCTTTGATTGATCTGCGTATACGTGAGGGCTAGTGACGTGTTACCATGCCTTCACGAGTCGCAAGTATCTCGCCTTTACCGTTTCTTTTACGAAGTAAGACTGCCAAAGAATGCAATACTGGCACTTCCTCATTGCTCCACAAACGAAAAGAATCGAACTCATAAGGATTGTAAACAATCTTTATGTCATGATATCTAACAGCAAACTTCTCGTCTAGGTAGCCTATGACAAAAGCATGGACGTTCTTCCTACGTTCTTTTAGGACACGCTGTCTGCCTTTCTCATTTACCTTAAAGGTAACGTCCTTTAGCTCGACTTGATCGGCATGGCAAACCACCAAACCGTTCTGTTGAACGGAGTAACAGTTGCGGTGTAGATTCCAATAAACCTTTACAGGTTTGTCTGGATTGATGGAGCGATTTTTGATGTACTTAATCATAATTGCGTAGGATTGGATTGTGTGATTATTGTGCGAAGAGTATTCCCATTCTGTGAAGACCATAGCATATGCTAAAGATAGACATGCCAACACAGACGAAAGTAGCTATAGCTAAATCTAGGTTTTCTTTGAGTTTATTCATAATTGTGTAGGATTAGATTAGACGTGATTATTCTGAAACAACTTGGATTGTATTAGGTTTGAACTTCTTGCCATAAATGGCAGGGTCTGGTGCTTCTTCTACGGCTTTCCAGCGTAGCTTTGTGCCCTTGTATCCGTCCTCCTTGTAGTTGTCTCTTTCTGCTTCAAGCTCATAAAGAGCTTCTTGTCTGTCGTAAGAACCGTATTGAACTGTTCCACATGAAGATACTATTTCATAGTATTTGTATTCTGTTGTTATTTTGGACATAATTGTGTGTATTGGTTAACGTGATTATTAAGATTACAGGCATTCAATAAGAACAACTGCATAACAAGTAAGGATTGTGAACAATAGCGTAGCTAAGAATGTGATTTTTTCTGACATGATTTGATGTGATTATTAAGCGATTAGACCGTTAACTGCATTTTCTAAAAGAACATCGTTCTTTTGATCCCAACAGTTTGCTGAGATCGTTAGATTGTTATCACAATCTAGGTAGACAGCTAAGTGATCGCTGAAACCAGTGCTGTCTCTAGAGACAAAGAAATCGTAGTGTGTTTCTTTGCTGTCATGGTCTACGACCACATCGTTAAAGTTCTTACGTAAGAAATCGTAGATTTTCTTGGTTAGAGTTTTGTCGAGTTTGTCCATAATTGTGTGTTGCTTCCTGTGTTATGCCGAAGCTAGGCAGTTTGATTTTTGACGAGAGTCGTCGCCCTACTTTGTCAAAGATTGATCTGCGCAGACTAGGCGAGTACGTGCGTATACATGAGAAAAACAAAAAACATCTGTTTAAGAACAGATGAGTGTGCCGTCAGAATCGTCGAGGTTCTCCCCAAACATGCGTTCTTCCTGCGTTTGGAAGGGCTAATCGGATTTATAATCCGTTGCAGTGCTGATAAACACTAGCCTTACGGCTAGAATGTGACCAAAGCTGTGCCAATCTTTACCCTTTAGGGTAACATGGGGGGTTAGCGGAAAACAACACGTATATAAACCCTCTCAGAAATTTGCAACAAAAACAAAAGGGAGCCACTACCTATTACAGCAATGACTCCCCCACACATATAACAACACACACACGTTGAAATTATGCAAGAACAGTAATGAACGATTCAAACACAATACACAAGCTAAAACTCGCTATCTTCGTCATCTATTTCATCACTCCAAGCACCGTCCCAATCAATATCATCATCACCTGTTACCTCAAAGGTGGTCTCTACCATCTCATCCCTAGCCATTTCTAGCAATCCTCTGGCGGTATAGGCGTTATCATAGACATATTCCATCTCCATCTCTGGGTGAACGACAACAATAAAGTAACTCTCAAAGTGTTCTCCTGCAATAGCTTGAATCTGTTCCAAAGGATTATCCGACATAAGGTATTGACATGGTTTGAGTGGTTTATATAATTATAGTATATCAGATACGGAATGGTGCTAGCACTAGACGAGGAGACCTAGTCTCCCACAGGTCAGAATTAGACCTTATATATTATATATATTATATCCATGAGGACTGCGGTCTGGTTGTTCTCTTGTAGTAGGTATCCATGAACTTATCTAGTTCTTTACTAGCTTGGTCTTCCCTTCGTTCCTTTATCTTCATATCTGCATCCTGAGCCATTTGTTCTACCCAGTAGTTACAGGCTATACTGAGGGCATCTAGCCTATCGTCGTTCCTCAAGGCTCCTCTAAGACGGGTCAGTCTAGTTAATTGGTACATCATCATGTACCTGAGCTGTTGTTCTGCTGGATAGCCTTGTGCTGTCTTGTAGTCGTTCTCGATAACAGAGGGTGCTATCACGAGCCTGTGGGCTGCTAGGAGAGGCTCAAGGGTGTCTATGATCCGTTTCTCCTTCTGTTGATGGTGCCGTACCTCTTCTAGAGTGACAGGGTATTCTCGGCTAAATATGGGCGTTATAAGCTGGTTGAACATACCATCACCAAAGTTACTCTCAGTGATAACAGCGTTCACCTTGTTCCTCTTAGCGATACGGACTAGTTCTAGCAGGGTAGGTTCTTCGTAACCTCCCTTGAGTCCACCAGCTTCTGGAACATACAGAGTGCCATTGCACATCTTTACTACAGCGTAGCCAGTCTCGTCCTTACCTCTACCAGATGGGTCAATGGACATGACAGAGCCAGTGTAAGGTATCATGTCACCTAGTATCTTCATAGGTCTGTAGAACCTGTCACCTCTTAGTCCTACGTTGGGCAGTCTGTCCCATTCTAGCTCAGGTGTCTGCGCCCATACTATCTTCTCTGGTGCAACATCTTGGTCAATGTCTTGCACAACCAAGTTGCCAAGTTTAAGAGGATAACGGTCAATATCAGCAAGGTTGGGATTGAGCATGAACTGCATTGCATAACCAGCCGATCCGTAAGAAATCTTTCGCTCCTGCAAATCAAAATTTGTAAAGCGCGTAGGTTCGGCAGAATCGCCTTGGGTATCTTCATCTATACACAAGGTAGACAGTGTGTCTCCGTATGTAGTCATTGCTTTCTTAGGGTCTACTCTTTCAGCAGACCATACCTTAGTTGTGAACCCTCGCTCTTGGAGCTTTGTGTAGAGGCTGTCCTCACACTGTGGTGTGCCTAGCACAATAATACGTGCCTCCTCATGTGGCTTAATTATGGCATCGAACTCTTTGATCTGTTCCGATAGCTTGTCTCTCATCTGCTGTGTAGCAGAGTTGTTAGCTACCTCAACGTCATCAGCAATGATGATGTCAGCACGAGAACCAGTCAGCTGGGAAGTTATGCCCAAACTTTTCACACTAGGTGCGTGAGAGGCTCCTGCTGGTCCAACGTCAAACGATACCTTAGAGAATCTCTGGTCAGCACTAGGCTTCAGGAAACTCAGAAGGGGGATGTCATGAATCAGTCTCAGGGTAAACGTAGAGAAGTCATCAGAACGTGTCTTCGATGCAGAGACAACAAGGATGTTCTTGGCTGGGTCTAGGAACAGTTGGTGTACTACGAACGCAGAACAAATCCAAGACTTGCCTACTCCACGAAAGCCTTGCACCACAGCCCTCTTTGGACCATGCTGCATGAAGTCAGCTATATCGTATTGTATCTCTGTAGGGTCACGCTTGATCTGCTCTAGCGAGTGCCAAATGAAATACAGGAAGTTTCTAAAGTCTTTGAGTTCGTTAGGTATTTGTGGCTGCGATTGGCTCATCATCTTCTCGGAACGGCAACACCTCTACTAAGTTTTGCATGGAGTTGTCTTCCTTGACTGAGGCAGTGACTTGATTGTCTTTGAGCAGCTGCCTAGCTACATTGAGGATTGCTGGGCTAGCTTCTCCAGATTTGATGACGGTCAGTAGCTCTTCGATTGTGAGAGCCATCAGCTCGTCTAGTAGTTCTTTATTTTTTGCCATTCTTAATCTCCTTCCATAGTTTAACGCTGACATAAGCAAGTGAAACAAGTCCCAATATAATTGCAACAAAGGTGTTCACGCCTTCTAGAGTTATTGATCCTAGTAATCCTAAGATGGCTACAGCAGGTGTTAGGTGGCTATCGTTGTTCATTATCGTAATTCCCACCATTGTTCTTGTGTTTGTGCGCCAGAACCTTTAATTTTGTATTGGTCTCCATTAGGAATAGTAAAAGTCATAGACTGTCTACCGCTTGCGGAATTAGTGTATAATCCAGCACCTTCTATTTCTGATCCACCGTTTGGTTTGTAACAGAACTTTATGTCAGCACCTGTGCCTACATTACCAAACACTACAAATATTTGAATAGGTTTACCTGTGCTGTTTGTATAAAAAGTGTTTACTGCTCGACTACTTGAAACATCTTGCCATGTTTGTCCATCACCCAAGAATCCACCAGAAGATACTGTAGCAAATGTGTTATCGCCTCTGAGGAACGTAGTAGAATCCTTTGTGCCAGTTGCAGATAGTTTATCTAAGTCAATAGAGCCAGCTCCGATTGTTGCATCAGAACCATCCTGACCATCCTGACCAGCAGCACCTGTGTCTCCTTTTGCTGTGATGTTCTCACCAGCGTTCTCACGAACTTCTTGAGCTGCAAACAAGCCTTGCCTGTAAGCTGTGTCCAAGTCACTCTCCGATAACCGCGAACCGTTCTGAAAGTCTACCAGAGGGTCTTGTGTCGATGCTCGGTAAATACGGATTGCACCAGCAGAGCTATACGTACTAGCATCAGCTACAGTGACGGTTGTTACGCCAGTTCCTGATGTTGAAGCAAAAGTTACTGGAAGCTCTGTCCATTCTGTGGCTGAATCGAGTTTACCGATAGCTTTAATATCGGATAAGTTTAGGAACTCAAAGGTGACCGTAAAGGTCGTTGAGCTTGGATTAGGAATATGTTGATATGACAATGGCATCTCACTATTGGTTATTGGTTAATTTATTATGCGTCTAGCAATGCTTGTAATGTTTCGGTTGAAGCACCTCTTCGTGCTTGTTTGTTAATAGAGCGCATACGTTTGTACTCTCTTGCGATTTCTGGAAACTCTTCCATCATCAAACTTAGAGAGCGTGAACGATACCTGCTCAGGACTTGATTGATAAGTTGTACTCTAGGACTCTTAAGACCTCCGTCACTGAGTGGAGATAGTCGTTGGTAACGTCTGCTACTAATTAACTTCTCAAGCTCTTGTCGGAGAGTTTTGTTTCTAATCTTTGTTTCGCCCAGCAGTTCTAAGCGTCTGTCGTAGGCGGTCTGTCCTTTATCGTTAACAAACTCAGTCATGTCGATACTACGATCAAGCATTGTGCTTGTCTGTGTAAAGCCATGCTCAAGTGCTGCTAGTTCTTCAAACACTATGTCGCCATCTCTTGTGGAGAGGGCTGACGGATTGAACGGACCAATAAATGGAATCTGTTCCATGATTAGAGCTTCACCAAGGATGTTACGTTTAGGGTCTAGGTTATCGTTGCCCATCGGTAACTTCTTCATAAATGCGTCACTGAGGCTACGGACTTCTTTAGGAGTTGTATCACCCATAACAGATTGACCTTGATAGAGGACGTTGGGAACAAAGCCACCAGCAATGTTTCGGATTGCTCGTTCCATCTTTCGGTCAGGCTCTGAGATAGCATCAGTCAGGAATTTAAGACCTGCAAGATAAGACTTCTCAGTTACGTTACGTGATAGAGAGATAGAAGCTGCTGCAAACATCTGCTCGGCTTTTGTTGTGTTGACACTTGCATGATCATCTAACTGCTCAACAATATCTACAAGAACACCGAAGTGTGTGCCAAGAGGGTCAAGACCTGCAAAGCTAGCATAGGTGTTGCCAAACTTTAGCGAATACTTTTGCCATCCAGTAGCTTCAAGAGTCTTACGCTGTGCAATATCTTTTGGACCACCACCTGTGATGAAGTCACGGTTGGACATAATCATGTACAACAACGTGCTGTTGATCATAACGGATGTAGCAATCTTACCTCTTGTTCGCGCAACCTCGATAGGGTTACGAGACTCTAGCTTCATACGTAACTCATCTTGAGTTCGCTTCAGCATAGGCATGTCAGGTAACATAGCAAGTGTGCTACGTCCTGCATCCATTACGCCACCTGACGCTCGGTCAAAGGAGAACTTAAGAATGTTTACTGGAGTACGAATGAATGGGAAGATCAAACGTAGTGGTGGTATACGCTGTGTCATGGCTTGTGCCAAGTCTGCAAACGCACCTGCATCGTTTGTGAATGTTCCGTAACGTGCTTGCTCTAGTGAGCGAGCTGCTATGTTGTCAATGTCAGAGATGTTCTCTATTCCAAGACCACCTTCTTCGTATGACTTAAGCATCTCTGCACGTTTGTTAGTCTCTTCACCAATGATACGATTTACTTCGGCACCTCTCTTCTGAGGAGTCATAGGCTTCTTACCTGCTGCCACAAGTTCGTCGTCCATCTTCTTGACGGTTGCTTGTGCAAACTTCATAACACCTGCATCAGAGAACGCACGTTGACCATCTACAAGTACAGCGTCCATACCTCTCATGACATACTCGGTCAATGCGTCAGGGTCTTTGATTCCTAACTTCATACCTTTCAGTGTCCATTCCATCTTTGCATTCTGACGGAACAAGGATTGCTTGAAGACTTCGTCCATTGACATGAGCATCTTAGCAGGAATGTTTACAACATTCTCACTGAACCAGTTCATGGAGTTCTTTATTGTTTCTTCAGGAGCAGCGTTATCAAAGTATTTTGGAATACCTGTTTTAGCTGTGTTCTCAAGTGGGTTACGTCCAATGTCCAACAGCTGGTCTTTCATTGCATATACATCGAAGAAATACTTCATAGACTCACGGAATGATTCAAGCGTTGCCATTTCTTTCAGCACCATACGAGTGATTGCTGGGTCAACAGTAAGTCCACCGACTGCTAGTTCTGTTTGTAGAAGAGTCTGCGCAACCATGTTACCAATACCATTCTTCATCATAGTCCTTGGACCAGATAGTAGAGAGTTGATAAACCAGTTCTGTGCCATCTCCATGAACTTGCCACCTTCGGCAGCGCGTCCTGCTTTGACGACACCAAGCATTTGGTCGATCATATCCTTCGCTGATGTGTTTTGAGGATCGCCACCTGCAAGAATAATTCTGTTAATCAGAGCATCAAAGTTTTTCTTCTCTCCTTTGTTGCTCGCCATGTATTGGTTAACAATCTCTTGAGAGCGTCTCTCTGCTGCTGATAGACTTAGTTTAGTTCTAGCAAACTGTGTTGACTGTAGACCTTGACCAAATCCTCGACGGAGGTTGGAGCCAGCAGCAACTAGGTTCAACATCTTCTGGATGTCTCCCATTAGTTCTGCTCGGTCTGCATCAGTAGCTTCAGCACTTTGTGCTGCAATCTTCTTAGCTTTCTCTACGATGTCAGCACCTTGCTGTACAGCGATAGATTCTACTGTGTACATGCGAGCTGCAATTCTACGTAGCGCAGCAGCGTCTTTACCTGCTGCTCTTACTTCTGATTCAACTATGTCAATCTTTTGACCAGACATT